CGGAAGGAGGCCTCAGAGAGTTTCCAGGGTTTTCACGAAGAGAACATGATGTTTGTCGTCGATGAGGCATCCGGTGTGCCGGACGAGATTTTCGATGTCATGGAAGGGGCCATGACTGATCTTGGCAACAAGGCGCTCCTGGTCGGCAACCCGACTAGGACTTTCGGATATTTTCATTCTACTCATCACGAGTATGCAGATAAGCCCTGGAAGGTGTTCCATTTCAGTAGTGAAGAATCAGAACTGGTCAAGAAGAATCCACAATGGCTAGAGAATATGGCTGATCGCCCTGGCGGTAAAACATCTAATTTTTATCGTGTTCATGTACTCGGCGAGTTTCCCATTGAAGATGATTCGACTGTCATTCCATTGCCCTGGATACGAGCGGCTGTTGACCGCGAGATCGAATACATCAAGCCACTATCAAACAGGGCGGTTGATTCAGTCGGTGTCGATATAGCTGCGGGTGGAGATAACGATACGGTTTTCTGCTTTCTCAAAGGTGTTCGAGTAATCGGTCTTGTCGCTTATGAGAAGGAAGAAAGCATGAAGGCGGCTGGCCGCGTTGCGGGACTGACACGCAGAGGGCCGGAGACTCGGAAGTATAAAGGCAGACGCAGACCAATCGAGCCGGAGCTAATCCGGATTGATGTCTGCGGTGTTGGCATCGGAGTCTATGAAAGGCTGTTGGAGCAAGGCCTTGATGTAATGGGAATTGATGTTCGTGAAGCCACGAGCGATCCCACATTGTACGTCAATAAACGATCTGAGCTTTACTGGAAGTTAAGAGAGCATTTTGAAAGCGGGATGATAAGCATCCCCAACGACAAGGTTCTTATCCGCGAACTGGCATCAATTAAGTACGAGCTGGATTCGCGGGGAAGAATCTTGATCTGGAGTAAACAGCGCATGAAGAAAGAAGGCATCAAGTCACCGGATCGAGCGGAGGCTCTGATGCTGGCTTTCGCTGATTACTATCCAGACGTACTAAAGGACAAGCCGAAGTCATGGCAACAGCAATGGATCGAAAAGACAGAGAAAATGCCAGAAGTAGATCCCTGGGAGAAATACGCTAGGAAAGCAATGCGAGAGGATATGGGCGATATGATCTACTTCGACGATGAGAGGGCGGAGTCTATATGGTGAATCCGGAAATTGTTCAAGCCTTAATCCTTGTTGGTATGGGGATAATCGTAGCGATTGTCCTCATTTTTTTTGGCTTTGCCTTGGGTAGAAAAACCCAGGGGGAAACTACACTCCCTGTTGGTTTGTTCAGTCCTGACGAGAAACCGCTAGAGGAAGATTTGTTTGAAAAGGCTCTTCTATCAGCGGAAGAGGGCGGTTACACGGACGAGGAATTGGATGAAATGGCTAGGGCTAGACCTTATGAGGGGATGCAATGAGCTTAGTAGCGGAAGTCCAAAAGTTTCAAGAGGATAGTCGTGAGATCCAAGTTGCTTGTGCAAAATGTAGGCTGTGGATAGCCAATGCCAAAGCGGGAAATCTAAGCCTACCTCTTAGGGGCTCGATGTTCGAGCGCAGAGTCGGCTGTGAGCATTGGCAGATGCCAGAACCAGATGCAACGGGAATGGGTCTGATCTGTCCACATTCGGTTAGCGAAGATCACTACGATCAGCACCTTTTCATCCCCCACATCGCTGGCAGAGAATCAGAAGCCAACGGGTTCTATATTCATCAATCGAATGAGATATTCATTGTTGAGAAACAAGAGGAGCCCGAACCTGAATTAGACCCTGCATCGCTCTGTGCCTGTGGTTGCGAAAGAGAAGCTGTTCGAGATCATGCGAGTGGCAATAGGTACGCAACTCTAGGCTGTCATACGAAATGGGTCTTTAAACAAGAGGAATAGGAGTTGACAAAAATGGCAACTGTAGACAGTACATTGGCAAAGTTGGCAGCGCCCGATCTCGATGAAAAGGAGCGTCAACAGATCAACAGCCTTTTGCCGCCAGAAGGCGACAAGAGTGTCGGCCACGTTGCCTTTGCAATCCTTGAACGGATCATCAGGGATAAAGACAGGAAGCGCCTACCTCAGAAATGGTTCCGCAATTACGAAATGTATAGGAACCATCATTGGCGCTCCGGTGCGTCTGCTCCCATTCCCCTGGCCTCTATCAGCCTTATCAATTCTCACATAGAGCGCACGGTCAACTTGCTCACAGATAACAATCCGACTTTCGATGTTATTGGTGAGAATGATGATATGGCTGACAGCCTACACAAGATGGCTCGGTACTGGTGGAACGAGACTGAACAGCAAGACATCTATGGTGACTCCGTGAAGATGGCAGAGGTTCATGGATGCACCGTTGAGAAAGTCATATTCAATCCGGCACTCAACAATGGCCTGGGGGAAGTAGAAACCATAGTTGTAGATCCTCACAATTTTGGCTTTTGGCCGTTAAACGAGAAGAGGGCTGAGAAATGGGAAGTAGCCGCGCATTTCTACACCATGCCGCTAAATCAGGTTCGTCGCAAATGGCCCGCCAGCAAAGAAGTCGTCAAGCCAGATACGAAATGGAAAGAGCAACTTGGAGACAGAAGGCGCGAGGTTGTCGGCGGTAGCGTAAAGCCACTACCCTCTGGAGTTGGCGGTGACTTCGCCCAGGATCACGCCATCATGCACGGCAACCCTGCAGTAATGAAGATCATGGGTCGTGGTGATGAGGTTTTGATTTTAGAGCTGTGGGTTAAGGACTACAGCCTAATCGAGGTTGAGCAACAAGGAGCGGTTATTGAGCTGGATCTCAGCACAGGAATCGTGGGAACGACAGAACCAGCCATAATCGAGAAAGTACCTAAGTACCCAGGCTTTGTTCGCGTTATTACTTCCTGCAACGGTGGTGATATTATCCTTTCCGACAGGCAGAATCCCAGCATCAATCCAACATTGCCGGAAGAAAAAGTATCAATGACCTTCTTATATAATAGATTTCCTTTTACTTTAACTCCTTCGACAAAAGATCCTGTAACACCCTGGGGCTATGCAGCTATCGAGCAATTAGAGCAAATCAACATCGAAATAGATAAGTCCATGAGCCAGTTGAACTACATGAAGGATCGTATGGCTCGATCACCACTCATTAACCCGAAAGACACCATGATCCCCAACTCCGATTTCAGCAACGCAGCTCGTATTGTGCGCCCGAAGAATAGCGTTGTTGCCAAGGCGATTAGGTACATGGAGAGCCCACCTGTCCAAAACGATATTCAGATCATACTGAATACCTATCGAGAGCTGTTTGACAAGATCGCCGGAACTTTTGATCTCACCGATCCTTCGGTAATGAAGGGTCGTCTAGCCTTCAAGACTGTCGCGGCAATCCTAGAGAATATGCACACTCTCATCAGGGGTAAGATCAGAACCTATGGCCGGATGCTGCGTGATCGAGGCAGAATGTATATCTCGCACGTTCAAAACTGGTACACAGAGGAAAGATACTTCTTCCTGCAAGAGGACGGTATGCCAACGCAGGGCAGTTTAATCGGGCCTGACTCAATCACTCCTCTGCATTTCCAGGTTGTCAGCGGCTCAACAATGCCGACTTCCAGGTTGCAACAAAGAGAAGAAGCCCTGCAGCTATTCGAGGCCGGAGCCATAGGGATCAGGGATCTGCTTGAATCTCTGGAATGGCCGGATCGTGCTGAGATTGCTACCAGGATGGAAGCGGGAGTTATGGGGCCGCTGATTGAAAAGATGGAAGCTCTTGGCGTAGATCCACAAGCCATAGAGATTGTTCAAGAGATAGCCAACATGGATGAAAGCACCTACAACGCTTACGTCCAGCAAGTTAAAGAGCTACAGGGTGAACAGGCTCAAGGGGCAGCACCCGCCCTGCCAGCGCCAGGAGGAGGAGCATAATGCCTTTGTATGACTATGAATGTACGAATTGTAAGACCGAAATAGAGCTGCACACACGCATAGAAGAGATACCACGCTGCGAAGTCTGTATGGAGCAAATGCGTAGGCTAATCAGCATGGGTCATGGTGCATATAAGCGTAGCGATGCGCCTTGGATTCGGTCTGTTAATGGCTATCTGAATGATAAAGAATTCGCGCAGAGAGGTAAGCAAGAGTACATTTCCACTAGGGAGCAAGCCCGCGCTCAAATTGAGCGAGAGTATTCAGATCCACACCCAAGGGTACAGGAACTCAAGAGGGAGTACCTGGATAGATTCTAGGGGGTCAGAATGACAACTATACAAGAAAGCGTTTCCACGCCAGATGTCGGCACAATGCCACGGAAAGTCAAAGCCGCACCAAGCCTAAAACGTGCGCTTGAATTGAGAAAAAAGAAAGAGGCTGGGAGCTTACGTCACCAAATTGATGTGATGAAGGCTGCGGGGGTTCCAGATCCAGAGATCGAGGCGTACATTAGAAAGGAATTTGCCAAGCGCGATGAGGACAGGGTAAGGCGGGAAGCCGCAGAGAAACTTGGCACACCACCATAGGAGCCCATCATGCCTAGTCCAAGCAAGGGCGAAAAGAGAGAGGATTTTGTTGGTCGCTGCATCAGCACCTTGCGCCATGAAGGTGATGAGCGCGACAACCGAATACTAGCTGGTAAATGCTATGGCATTTACGATAATTGGAAGAAGAAGGGGGGGAAGAAAAATG